CTCGTAGCCGGAGGATTGCAATCTCCTCGTCGGTAAAGCCGCAGTCGCGCTCAAACTCCTCCCGAAGCGCTCGGGGAAATTGCAGCTTGCACTTTGCCCCCGGGGTCGTCAGTGTTTGCTTTAACTCTGATTTCGTCATTTTCTGCCCTCAAATACGCCGTATAGATTTGCTCGACAGTCACACTATCGAGCCGGTTAAGCGAGCAGAATTGTTTAACGGATTCTTTCATGTGTTCTCCGTCGTCGGTTTACAAGGATTTGTTTTGCGCCGCCCATATGGACGGCGCTTTGATTTTAATTACTGCTTGAGCTGCTTGACTGCCTCGTTGACGCCGGTCGCCGCGAAGCCGGATACAATGCCGACTGCAACTGCGGTTATGTAGTCCTGCGCCGGGAAGTCTGCCATGAAGCGCATGGCGAGAACGCCGAGGATGCCGCCGACGATGCCGCATATGATGGGAATCCACTTGTTGTCAAGGCCGGATGCCTTGACGGCCTGCCCCACCAGATAGCAGATCACGGTTATGGCTGCTACGGTTGCGATACCAAAGTCCATATTTTCACCCCCTTTCAAAGTCCAAGCTGTGCCAGCACAAACGCAATAAGCGCACCGGCCACCAGCCATATCGTCTTATCTACGATGGCCTCCCAGCGCTTGGCGGGTTTGTCCGTAAGCGTTTTGAGACCGGTTTTGATCTCGCCTATGTCCGTCTTCATGGTGCCCTGCTCAGTGGCGAGCACCTTCACGGACGTAGTCAGCTCGTTAAGCGCCTTTTGATTTTTCTCAAGTGTGTCGAGCCTGTGTGTGTTGGACTTGCCCCGCGCTTCCATTTCCGCGTATTTTACGGCCAAGTCTTCTAGGGTAAATGCCATGCCTTAACCTCCTATCAGCCGCGCCCAAGTCTGAGCGCCTATGATGCCGTCCTGCTGCAAGCCGCAGGCGCGCTGGTACGCGATAACCGCGTTGCAGGTGTCCTGCCCTATCTCGCCGTCAGCGCCGCACCAGCCGCAGGAGTATCCGCGCCCGATGAGGAGCAGCTGCGCCGAGCGGACGAACTCTCCCTTGTCACCGTAGCGCAGCAGCGGCAGGCCGGTGACAGTCAGCGCCGAGGCGGTCGCCTGTGTGGTGGTCTGTTCGGGCTGTGCTGGAGTGGCAGCAGCCTCGTAGCTTATCCAGCGGGGCTTACCCCACAGTCCCCAGCCGCGCCCCGCAAGCTTGGTTTTCACGACGCCCCGCGCGTGGCCGGTTGCCTCTACGACGTAGCCGCCGCCGACGTAAACGCCGACGTGGGACATGTCCCGCATAAACACGCACACGCCCGGTATATCAGGCATGGTGTCGATGCTGCCGTTTTCTGGGCAGACCATGAACAGCCCGCTCACCGCAACGTCCTGCGATGCTTTGTATATAGGCTCGCCGCCCGGTGTGTCGCACCAAAGGTAGCCCTTGATGAGGCCGACGCAGTCGTGCACCTTCTGGCCGAACTGCGCCGGGAAGTCTTCGGCCGTGTAATATTCCGGGTACTGCGTCCGCTTCTGCGCGAGCAGCGCCGCCGATGCCGTCTGCCCGAAGGTGCCCCACCAGTAGGGTTTGCCCAACTGTGCTTTTGCATATTCTACGAGTCCCTGTCCGGTTTTACTCATCGTTACCTCCTATCCTCAGTTCCTGCCCGCGTATATATCCAGTCAGCATATTATCCTCCTGTGTAGCGGAGGCCGAAGCCTCCGGTCGTAGTCATAAGCCATCCGTCGCCGATCTGGAGCTTGTCCTCAACGACGATGTTTGCAACGTGCAGCATCCCGTCCTCGCTGTCAAACCAGCCTCGCTTGGAGCCGTTTATCCAGAACTGCCAGCCGGTCGCGGTGTACAGGCCAAGCGTTTGCCCCGGCGCAAGCTTATAATACGTCAGGCCGTTTTCTTCCTCGGTCTCGCCCGTGAACGTGAGGTTTTCGCTTATTGCAATACCCATCTGCGTTTCGCCGGTTTCGGGGTCGGTGATAAGCCCGCGCCGTATCTCCCCGCGTATGGTCGTCACGAATCTGTCCGTGCTGTCCGCGCGGGAATTCACCGCGTCGATCTGGCTCTGGAAATCATAGCTCTCGACGGTCTGCTTCGCCGTCTGCTGTATCGTTGTGTTTACCGTCTCCTGATACGTGCCGAACTCGCTTTTGGCAACGTATACAGAGGACAGATTCTGTGTTATCTCGTCGACGTAGCTGTAAATGCTGTCAGCCGTCTTTGTGATAAGCTGCCGCAGATTCTGCGCGTTCTTGTCGATCTCCGCTTTCGCCGCGCTGCCGGATCCTACCGCGGCGGCGGTTGTTGCCTGCTTTACCGCCTCGTTGATCTTGTCGTCGCCAAACTCGGCCTGCAAGTTGTCTGCGAGCCGCACGAGGAAATTCCGTAGCGCCGAGATTTGCTGCTCAGGCGTCCCCTGCAAGATCGGGGGCATATCAAAAATGCTCATCGGTAGTCGCTCCCTATCTCCAGGATTCGCGCGATTGAGAACACTCGGCTCTCTCCCGTGCCGCACAGTTTGAGCCGCATATGGTCACAGCGGCGCGGACGTATCGGGAACATATAGCTTGTCGTGCCCTCCCTGTACGCCGTCGCGCTTCCGCCGCGCTGCCACACGCCTGTGCTGTCGTATTCGATGTAGACCTCGAACTTTGCGCCCTTCGCCATGTTCAGCCGGATGTCATAGCGCGATATGTATTTATTGCCGGGGTACTCATAGTACATAATCCCGCTGACCGCTTCCCAGCTGACGTCCGCCTCACGCGTTCCGCCGTAGCCCAGCAGGCCGACAAGCTTCCCGCCGGCAATGCAGTACAGTTCGTCATCCACGCGCGCGAAAGCTTCGCCGTGCAGCTCGTCTTCGTGCATCCACAGCGTTTTCGAGATGTCGAAGCAGAACAGATGCCAGCCTCCGGCCTTGTTCTTCATGGAAATGTAGTACTTGCTGCCCACGGCTCCGGCCGCCGCATCGCTGTATAGCTCCTGCCCAAGCGCCTCGCTTACGCCCGTGGGGAAGCCGCCCTGATACGCGCATATGTCCTCGCGGGACTTGTAGTACAGCGTCTCGTTGACGACCGCAAGGCTCCGGCCGCTCCCGCGCTGGACGCCTCGCGCTACCGTCTCCGCTACTCTGTGCGCCCCCGTAGAAGACACGGTTATGCGGTGTATTCGGTTTTCCTTGAAAAATAGTGGGCTGCCCAGATAGTTGACGCATCCCGTCCATACTCCGTCCGAGCCGACGGAAGCCGTCCAGCTGTCTGTGCTGAGGCCGAGATACTGCCGCCAGTTTTTGAAGTCGCCGAGTGCGCAGCAGTAAAGCTCGTTGAGGTTCTGCGTGCCGTCGTTGCCGTAATAGCAGCCCCATAGCCGGTTCTGGCATTCGCAGACATAGTCCATCTGCGGCACGCTGCGCTTGATCGTGATATCGCTCGTCTCGTCGCTGTATGCCTTCTCAAGCAGCCCCACGACGACGATATAATCCGCCACCTTGCCCGCCTCGCCGCCGACGGCATAGATAATCTTGTCCCCGTTCGCGTCGACGAAGCTCGCGCCGCTGATGGTCACGCCATCGTATTTCGCGAACAGCGCCGGTATCTGTCCCTGCGTGGAGAACGTCAGCTTGGTGTACACCGTCACGATCTCCGCCCACGTTCCCGCCGCGCTGCCATACTGCCGCAGCACGTGCGGCGTGGAGCTTGTGTCTATCCACAGGTCAAGATTCTGCGGGTTGTCCGGCTCCGTTGCCGATACCGTCGGTGTGGTATACTCGTCGCCGTCGGCGCGGCACAGCGCATAACTTACGCTTCCGGTCGTGCTGAACGTCGCCTCTATGCTGCCGTAGTCTGCGCCGTCTGCGGTGTTGTAGTAGACCTTGTCCGGAAATATGATTATATATGCCCCCATGCTTACGAGCTGCTTTGAGCCGCTTGCAAGTCCCGTCACGGGCGTCGCAGCGCCATTGTAGTAGAGCGTTCCGCCCGCAACGTACGCGAGCGCGTCTTTCTCTATTATCCCCTGCAGCTCCCCGCTCACTTCAGTAATCCCGCGCGGCCTGCGCGGCGAAAGCATAGGCGTGTGGTCTGTGCTTAGGTTCCGGGTCTCGTAGAATTCGCCTTTGCCTATCTTCGTCTGGTGATTGTAGCCGTAAAACGAATCTGTCGTGTCGCGCTGTGTGGCCTGCGCGTCCAAATATGGGAATGTCGGCATACTATTACCTCAGAACACGAAGCGTTTGCTTTTCGGCAGCGGCCTGTGCGTCCGGTTGTACCAGTTGAACCACTGTCCGTAGTTCGCGTTGTACATCGCTATCTGCTGATTATATCGGCTCGCCTCAGAGTTTCCCGCCGCGATCATCGCCGCGATGTAATGGGTGTACACGTCCTCGCCGTACGGCTCTGCGAGCAGCAGCTCCTCGTCGCCTGTGCTGTACGGGGTGAAGCTCTCTGTGCCACCCTCGTGGGTCTTTATGACCTCCTCGAAGATTTTCCCGTCGAGGTTTGACAGCCAGCGTATTTTCTCGTCCGCCGAATATGCGTTCGGCTCAAGCGTGTCCGCCCTATTTATTATTTCAAGTACGGTCATGTGTATCTCCTAAAACAGGCGGGTTTGCCGCCCGCCTGTTAGAATTTCGGAAGTTCCTGTTTCAAATCGTCTCTGGTCTCGTAGAACTTGTCTTCTGCTTCCTGACTGCGCTTTATCTCGTCTGCGACGAACTTCGGGACGGTGCTTTTCTTGCCGCGCGGCAGGATATAATTGACGCCGTTGACAGCTACGAAGAGGTTCGGATCGCCCCTGTCGCTGCCTCTCGGTATGGTTACTTCAACCATGTCGGTGTTCTTTGCCATGTTAATCTCCTTTCAGGTTCCGGCGGGGAATGTCCCCGCCGGTTTGTTGTCAGTTGGCCGCGTCAGTTGCGGAGAAGGTGGACACGCTCATCACGCGGAGCATGCGCTCCTGATAGAGGATAGTCGCGCCGTTCGTCTCGAACTTGTAGCCGATGGTGCTGAACTGGTTCAGCGGCCCGCCGATCTCGTCCTTGTCGTGGACTATCATCTCCAGCGCGCCGCCCTCCGGGTCGATGATACCGAAGGAGTCCCTGCCGAAGAAGTAGGTCGCGTAGGTCACGCCCTCGGATTTGTTCTTGTAGGTGGTGCCACCGAGAACAGGGGCGAACGCGTCCTCGATGAAGCGTACGCCGTGCAGTTCGCCGATCTCGCCGTTGAACAGCTCCTCGGGTGCGGCGTACTTGTGCGCCTCGATCCAGCCTTCGCTCTCGCGCAGGTCATGCGCAACGGACGGGTGAATGACGGCGTAGTAGCGCCCGTTGATGCGCGGGACGCGGTTCTTCTTCATTATGGTCACGGCCTTGTTGATCATCGCGGGGGTAAGCAGCGCCCAGCCGTCAGGAGTGGAGCTGCCGCTGCTGGCAGTGCTGCCGCCTGCGCCCATAGTCGCACAGCTGGTCGGAGTGCCGATGACCGCGCCGGTGTCCTTGTCGACGTTGTCACAGTAGAGGACGTTGGTGCCGACGAGCAGCGCGTCGCGGATCAGCTTCTCCTGCGTCTCCGCGGCGGAAGCGCCCATCTCCTCGGTCGCGCCGAGGATGACGTCGTCGTAGGCGCGAAGCTCCAGCTTGTCGGTGATGGAGGTGTAAGTACCGTACTGGTCGATGCTGCCGGTCAGCGAGCTGACGCCGAACTTCTGGCCGGTGGGAATGACGCCCTCGGTCAGCTTCGAGGCCTTCTCGAAGGTGTTCCACTTGCGCCACTCGACCTGTCCCTTGTGGTTCTTGGGAAGCGGCTGCTTCTTGCCGAACTGCGCGTAGAACTGTTCTACGCGGGCGTTTTCGAGAAGCTCAGTGTCGTAGAACGCCTTGAGTTCGGGCGCGAGGGTGTTGGTGCCGTCGAACGCGGTGGTTGTGCCGGTGCCCGCGTTGACATAGTTGCCGGTCGCGTTTACAAGCGTACCCGCGTCGGCGAAAAACTGAAGGTTAAAAAACTTGTTCATATATTTCCTTTCATCTCATGGGGTCAGCCTCCTAACGGGAGCTTTTCCCCGTTGTAGGCGGCGGCGTAAATTCTCTTACGCAGCGCCGCGCGTTCCTCTTTCGTCATGTTCCTGGGGTCGTTTGTCGCAAGTGTGGCGGCCTGGCTGCCGTTTTCCCTCGGCCTCGCCCTGTTGGCGGCGACCGAAGCGGAAACAGCCTCCGTTGCCTTTGCTGCTGCCTGCTGCACGCGCTGCTCCTGCACCTCCGGATGCAGTGCCAGATACGCCGCGCGTACGCTTATGTTGCTCCCCGGCTGTGTGAATTTCACGAACGCTTCGTCGCTCATTGCTGCCGCAAGGTCGAAGTCCGAAAACTCTTTCTTCAGCTCCTCGCCCTGCCTGCGCAGCTCGTCGAAATGGCTGGAAGCCTGCTGACGCTTGAATGCGTCCTCCAGCTCCTTCTGCCGTGCCTGCCGGTTGGCTTCATCTTCGCGCGCCTTGCGCTTGCCGTCCTGTTCGGCCAGAATCATTTTTTTGGCCGTGCCTGCGTCTGTCCCCAGTCTCGCCGCGTCCTCCTCGAACATGGCGTCGTCTTCGCGGAACTTCTGTATAAGCTCCTCCACGTTCAGGTTAGCGGCGTCGAGTCCGTAGCGGCTGGCCAGATAGTCATACAGCGGCGCGGCCGCGGCTTCCTTCGCGCGCAGTGTCTCAAGCTCTGCGTCGCTGTTCTTCAGCCGTCTTTTGATCGTGCCCTGCATCTCTGCGTCAAATTCCGCCTTGTACTCTGCCTTGACCTCATCCCAGCTCTTGCGGACGGCGGCTCCGCTTTCTTCCTGCTCCGGCTCCTTCTCGTGCGGCTCCTCCTGCTGTGCAGGCGCCGCGGGTGTCGGGGCATTCTTGTATGCGCCCTTTCTTATCTTGCTTTTGGGTACGTTCAAGGCCTCAAGTCTTGCTTCAAAACTCTGCCCGGCGTCGGCAGTACTTTCGCCCGTTGCTTCTCCTCCGCCCTCGCCTGCGGGTGCGCCGCCCTCGGCAAAAAGCTGGAGGTCGAAGTCAAATTTTGTGTGCATAGGATGCCTCCTTGTTTATTCTCTGGGTTAAGCCCACGACTCTTAGCTTTATGATAACAAATCCCGCTCTCATTTCTCTAACCCCAAAACGCGAAAATTTTTCAAAAAATATAAAAACACACTGGGATTTCTCCCAGTGTGTCCGCGTATTAGTGCCACGGGGTTCGCCGCAGGTTCCGCGCGGTATAGAACGCGCAGAACATCGCGTCCTTCTGCGCATTGGTCAGGTTCAGACTGTCGATGTACGCCGCAATCTTGTAAAGCTTTGAGTAGCTTATCGGCTTGCCGTTTTCATCGTAGTCCGATTCGGTGCGGTTGTACATCTGCCACGATGTGTAATAATCCTTCCCGCTTATGCCTGCCGCCGCTACGGACTCGTTGTACTTCTGCACCGCTGCATCGGATATGTCCTCGGTTCCAGGGTTTGCGATGGTGAAGTCGTATTTCTCACGTCTGGCAGCGGCATCGTCCTTGCTCTTGCCGCCGTACTTCATCAGCATGTTTTCAACGGCCTCGCCGGAGACGCGTTTCTCCTCGTACGCCTTGCGGATATCCGAGTATTCAATGCCGGTGTCCTTGACACACTGCCACTGCAGCACGGTTGACTTTGCGTCGTCCTCTGAGGCTCCGCCGTATTTGCTCCGCAGCGCCGCCGCGCGATCCGCCGATATTGTCCCCGCAACATACAGATCCTTCAGCTCGCTGTACTTGAAGCCCGTGTCCTTCTCGCACTGCCACTGCTGAACCGTCGCTTCCGCATCCGCCCTGTATGTTTTGCCGTACTTGACGAGGTAGTTCACCGCATCGCTCCGCGAGATATCCCCGCTCACGTATGCGTCAGACATATCGTCGTAGGCTATGCCGGTGTCCTTCTCAAACTTCCACTGCAGCGTCTTGGCGTCCGCCTCCATGTCCGTCGCTCCGGCTCCCATAAGCACGCGCTTCGCTTTCTCTATGGTTATGTTGCCGTTAAGGTACTCGTCTTTGGTGTCGCCGTACTCGAAGCCGTACGCCAGAGAGACCGTCCACTTGGCTACCTGCTTTTCTGCCTCCTGCTTGCTCATTCCGGCGTAGTCCTGCAGCTGTTTTATAGCGGTCTGCTTGTCTATGCTCTGCTTCCCGCCGTCTGTCGGCGCGTATTTCTCGCGGATGACCTTCTTCACCGCGGTCTGAGCGGCGCTCTCGTCCTCAAACCGCGCCTTTACCCTGTCTGCCTGTTTCACATTCCCGCTCACCAGCGCGTCGTAAAGCTGCTCAGAGTTTGAGGGGCTTGCTCCTGTCCACCCCTCGGCAACCGCCTGAAGCGCGCCCTGCCACGTCGTCTCTTCGCCGTTTGCGATGGTGTCGTATGTGTAGTAGGCCGCCCGCATATCTCGCATCACGTTTTTGAGCGGAAGGCCGAATATCTGCGCAATGCGCCCCGCGAAGTCCTCAATTTTTCTGTACGTGGACTTCTTGTCGCTCTTCAGCGAGGTGTACGCATTCCAGAGGTCGGCAATCATGGTCATGTCGTTGCGCTCCACGTCGTACCCCTGAACTATCGACACAACGTCCTTGATATAGGGGATATACGTCAGCGGGTTGAACCCGTCTTTCAGCTCCCCGGTCAGCGCAGCTATATATTTTTCGATGTAGCTCTTGTCATCATCGTCGTTGCGCGCCGCATAAACGAACGACACGAGTATGCTGTTGAGAAGCATGGAAGCAACAACAGAACCTAGCTTTCGCGCTCCGAGCGCCTTCCGCCCGTTTCGGAAGTCGTCTATCGCGTCAACTACCATGCTGACGTTCGTCAGCGGCTCCGCCATGAACGCCGTCGCCATCTTGACGCCGACGTCCTTCGACCTCATCATCGCGCTTCGGGAGAACACGGAGTCGTAGACCTGCGTCTCCGTTATGATCTGCGTGAACCTGTCGCCGACTCGCTTGTTGAATTCCTCGCTCCCGGTTTTGAGGTTTGTCGTGTCCGCTACTTCGCGCTCGACCGCCTGCCAGATGGAGCACCATGTCAATTCGTCCATCAGCCCCGGAAGCGCCATAATAACGTCGCTCCGGTAGTTGCTGTCCGTTACGAGACCTTTCGCCTTTTCCGCAAGTCCGTCATATTCCCGCGCGGTCATCCACTCGCGGGCGCTTCTGCCCAAACCCTGATCGAAATAGCCTATTTCCTTTATGGCGGTCACGGGGGCGTACTTCTTCATGTGCTCCCACAGCTCTTTGTGCTTCTCGGCGGTTATCTTCTCCCCGACGAAATACTTCGGGTCGATATACGCTGTTGCTCTGGCTATTGCCGAGGGCTGCTGGATCGATACGGACAGGGAACCGGCGACCGCGTACTTCTTCATAAACGCAAGCCCCTTGTTCATCAGCTCCGTCGTTGGGTCAGACCGCGCGCTGCCGTTCACATCCTTGAGCAGGAGCTCTATTTGCTGCACCGGCGCTTCCGAGCCGAACGCGTTTGTAAGCATCGCCTTGACGGAGTTCGCGCCGTTTTCTATGTCGCTCGCGCTGGTTGCGTAGTTGAATATTCTCGTGAAGTCCTCAAGCGGCAGCGTGAAGCCGTGATACGTCGCCATCTCATATACGTGCTGGCTCCATGTGTCCACAAAGCCGCCTATGTATATCGGGTTGTTGGCTTTCTCGACCGTGCTGCGCGTAAAGCCGCTGTTCTTGATTTTCACATTGTCGCTGTCACCGCTTCGGCTTTGCAGGTACTCCGACGCGCTCTTGATAGGCCAGTAGACCTTCTCCTTGAAAAGATTTATGCCGTACAGCTCGCGCGATACCTCGTTGCCCCATTCGGCAGGCTTCGTGGAAAGCCAGTTTTCCATCTCCTCTACGAAAGCCTTTTGCTCCGGCGTGAGCTTGCCTATGATCTCGTCGAGCACCTGCTCGTCGAGCGTGTATGCCCGCGCCTTGATCTGCGACATTGTTAGCGTGACGCCCTTTTTCTTGACCTTTATCTTTCCGTTCTTGCCGAACACTATGCCGCCCGCTTCAAGATGCTTCTTGCCCTGCTCACGCCGGCTGGTAGCGTAAACGGACATCATGTCATCAAGTGACAGGCTGAACGGTCTGCCCTGAGCCGAGACGAAATCGTGCTTTTCCTCAAGCGCCCAAGAGAAGTACCCGTGCTTTTCGGCCGCCTGCAGGAAGAACGAGCGCGCCGTTACAACGTCCCGTGCTCTGACATCTTCGCCCTTGCGTACCTCGTTGTAAGCCTGCTCAAGCTCGCCGCCCACCTTGTGGAATATTTCGCCGGGCTTGAGCATTGACCAGAACTGCCGCTTTACAAACTGCACCGGCTTGAGGCCGAGGTCTGCCCCCTCTGTTGCGGAAAGCCTGTCGATCTCTGCCTGCGCCCTCTCCTCAATGCCCGCTTTCTGGTTCAGCACAAACGCCTTGTTCGCTTTCGATACGACGGTATAGGTCATCTTGAGCAGATCATGTACCGCGTCGAGCTGTTCCTGCGTCATTTTCACAAGCGGCGTATCTCCTACGAGCTGCGAGACCTCCTGCATTTTCGCGGCTATGTTCTCGTCGTAGCCGTTCGCCACCGTCGGGTCGGCAGAGTTTGCGATTGCCTGATAAGCCGTGTGCAGCGCATCCAGCCGAGTCTTGAGTCTGTCGCCCTGCGCCTGTATTCTGTCGCGGGTCTCCGCAAGCTCGCGCTTCATCTCCGGGTCTGTCGTCTTTGCTATGGCCGTGTCGTATTTGGCGACGCGCTCCGCCGCGTTGACGGTGTCGAGGTTGAGCATGTCCAGAACCTCGGCCACGGGCTTCTGAAGCTCAAGCAGCACGTGTTTCTCTTTCGATTCCTTGAGGAGCAGGTCGCTGAGCTTTTTCGCTATATCGCGCACTTTTGCTCTTGTGTCGGTTTTGCTCTGCCTTGCCTTGATAGTCTCGCGCATATCTGCCCTTGCGCGGGAAAGCATGTCTTTCACTGGGTTCATCGCGCGCAGCTTGAGAAGCTTTCTGTCCTGCGCGTCTACCTCTTTCAGCAGCTTGTCGCGCGCCTCCCGTGTCTCCTGCTGCGTTGCCTTGAGCGCGCCTATTCTTTCGCGCCATGCGCTTTCTGTTCTGCGGCGTTCCTCTGCGGTGAGCTTGCTGCGCTTGGCCTGAGCGTATGCGTCGTCTACTGCCCGCCGCGCCGCGCTGTATTCTATCTGCGCATCGTCCAGCTTGTCGTATAGCTCCTGATACCGGTCAAATTCGGTGCGGTACTGCGCAAGAAGCTTTCTTTCGCTTTCCGTCGCCGCTACGCTGTCAAGCGCCCTCGCGAGAAGTTCCCTGTCGGTCATGGCATCGTCGCGCATACTGTAACGAGCATCGGCGCTTTCGGGAATTACGCCATTGTCGAAATAGTCGTTTATGGCGGCCAAAACCGTTGAAGCGCGGGTCCCGCGCCCATACTCGGCACTCGCTACTGTTTCTCCGGCCTCATTGTCGATGTCAAGCATTACTTCACCGCGGAAGTTTTGGATATACCGTTCGAGCGTTTCGGTCTGGCTCTTTGTCGGCTTCACACTCAGGTTAATGCCGCCGCTCTCCGGTGACAGCCGTATGTTGCCCGCACGCATAAACTGAACCATTGCGTCGCCGTATTCTCCGTTGCCATAATCACCGTCGAATGCGTCGCTTATATCTCGGTGGTCTACCGTTCTATACCCGCCGGGTGCGCCCTCATGTCTGCCTGAAAAGTCGAGCATGTGCCCATTGCGGAGAAGATATCCCGCCTCCGATATCTTATAGGTTCTTCCGAAGTACGCCTCGGCAGTCTTATTATCCGCCACGACATCTCTCTCAGATTTTTTAATTTTGGTATTGCTATTTTCGGCAGAGTCGGTTATACTATGTGTCAGTAGGGATGTGCGCGAGGTTCCGCGCCGCTCTGCCATAACGCCTGCGGCACTCGATTGAGAGCGCTCCGAAACGGAGAGTAGCTCCTGAGTAGCCGCAGGTGCTTTTTTACTCTCATTTACCTGTATCGAATACACATAGGAGTTGTCACTGCGTTTTCTTACATTTGCAAGCACATCATATCTGCGGCCGTCAATCTGAACCTGCTTTACGAAATAGTCCCAGTATTTAACGTTCTTGTGAGCGTAAGCATTTTTTCCTTCTTCTGCCCGGCTTCCGATATACGTTGCGTTCTCGACAAGCTCGAATATGTTGCCGTCCGCGCCTATGCCTATTTTTGCCCGCTGGCCGCGCCTGTCTGAGCGCTTGTCTCCGTATGCGTCCTTGCGCACGTCTGCCGCAGAGAACAGCGCGTAGTACGCATGGCCGTTGCGCATGAATTTTGCTGTTCTCCCGCGATATTCATTGCGCATTATCTCAGCGTAGCGCTTTACTCTTTCGGAGTACGGCAGCTTCTTAGTTTCCGCGCTTGTCTCGTATACCTCTATGCCGTCATCGTTTACGCCTCTGTACGAATATGCCGTTTTCCTGTCGCCGTTTTCGGCGGCGTTTTTGTTTGCCCTGTTCCGCACGGCGTCGGAGAGTGCGTCGTCCCACATTGCCCGCAGCTCGTCCATGTAGTCGGTCATTGCCTTGGCCTCGTCGTGGACGGCCTCAAGCCCCGCAAACGCGCTTTTGATTTTCCTGAAGAAATCATTCAGCCACTTGCGCATCTTCTTTGCCAGAGGCATATTATCGCTTGCAAGCTGCCTTATTGCCGTCGGCTCCGTCAGAACCGTCTCGCAAGCGTCGGCTATTACCTCCTCCACGGCCTCGTCATAGCTCAACTCACGGCTCTCTCTTGCGCGCTTCTGCGTGACAAGCTCTTCGATATCCAGACCCTGCTGCATGAGCCTGTCGCTTATGAACTCGCGCAGCGCTATATATCCGGCCTCGCTGTTCTCACGGATGAAGTGCGTCATTTCGTGCGCCGCCGTCAGAACTATCGTCCGCTGCCCGCTCTCCACGCTGTTCATGCCTGCGTTCACATCGAGGTAAACCGTGCCGTTGTAGTACATGCCCTGCGCGCCGCTGTATCTGCCCTCGGCGTTTGCCTCGCTCTCGTAGAACACAACGTTTACGCCCGTAGCCGTCAGCGCCTCCGCGAGGGTCTTTTCGGCGTCGCTCATGCGGTCTATCGCTTCCTTGCTTGGGGCTTTGAGCTTGCGCCCGTCGGCCTCGCCGCCGTCGTAGGACACCTTGCCCTGCTTGACCTCGCCCTTGCTCTCGCCGGTGCGCTCCGCCGCCGCTTTCCGCTGATCCGCGAGCTTGCGCCCTGCCTGCATCAGCGCGTCGAGCTGGGCGTCGCTCAGCATCCGGAAGGTCGCCTTGCCGAAACTGCGCGCCTGCTCAAGCGTTGCTTTGGTCTGCGCGCCGTAGAGGTTCATCGCAGTGTCCGCCGCCTGCACGTATGCTTCTATGTCCTGCCCCGGCATATACGCCGCGTACATTGCCGCCTGCGTGTCGCCGTCATAGCGGGATATCTCGTCAAACAGTCTGCGCGTCTGCTTGGGGAGCTGCTGCACGTCGTCGGGCTTTACCTCCCGGATGATACTCTTGCCGTTCTCCGTGACCTCGATGCGCGCCATGCCGTCCTTGAAGCCGACGACCTTTCCGCTCTCGTCACCGACCTTCACGTCAGCCCGCTTCTCCTCTGCGGTCACGGTGTTGGTGCTGCGTACACCGTATTCTCCGGGTGCAATAATGCGCGTCCCGATATCCCGCGCCCACTCGTTTGAGCGCTGATACTGGCTGCCGTCATGCCCGCTCAGCTCCGCCGCGGTCTCCATGCGCATGTTGCCGATGTCCATCTCGGAAAGCACTTGCTTCGCCGCCTTGCTGTTCTGGATCAGGCCGCGCTGCTTCTCCGTGACCTTCGGGACGCTGACATCCGCCGTCTCTGCCTCCTGCTGCACCGCCTGACGCACAACGGCTTCCGTGAGCGCTGAGCTGTTTTCGCCGAGCGCGGAGAGCCGCTTGCCGACGGCCTCGCGGATGTTATCGAGGTCTTTTGAAACTACGGCCTCCTGCGCAAGCTCCGTGAGCGTCCCCGCCTGATAGTTCGTCATGCGCTTCCCGCTCTGTACGCGCTTTTCGTATTTCTGCGCACGTTTGCCCGCCGCGGTGTCCGCGCCCTCGCTCTTGGCGTAGTCGATGAGCTCCTGCGCGTCGCCTGCATATGTCATGCTGCCCTGTACGCCGCTCTGTATCGTGCCGCTCACAGTGCCGCTGACGAAGCCGCCGAGCGCGTCGTACATTATGCCCTGCGTCCAGTCGGATATAGCCAGCTGCGAGGCCTCCTCGGAGCTGTACCCCGCCTGTATCAGCGCGTAGTAGTTGCTCGAAAGCTCGCTCTTGTCGCCGTTTATTATCGCGTCCGATATCGTGTTCATCAGCGTTGTGGCCGACTCTTCGCTTGCCTCAATGCCGCCCTGCACGAAGATGTTTTTGATGATACCCTTGAGCGAAGAGGGGTTCTTCATCTTTATCAGGTGCTCTATCGAAAATATCTCGCCCGCGACCTCGGCGACGCCGCTTGCGTAGCCGTAGGTCAGCGCCTTGTCTACGCTGAGTCCGCGCTGTATGCCCTCCTCGTAGGCCGTTTTGCTCGCCTGCCCGAAGAAGTTGGCGTACGTGCCCACGCCGCCCAGCATGTATACAGATGCGAGGGAGTTGAGGATGCTTACCCCCGTCTCGTATAGGTCGCCCAAGCCCTTGCCGCCGATGACCCACACATTGTCGTTGATAGTCCCGCTCTTTTTGTTCAGCGACGAGGCAATTGCGGACGTCATCGCCATGCCTATGTCCGCGGGGGTGAGGCCGGATTTGGCCGAGATGTCTCCTGTCGCCGCATATTCTTTCGTCCTGTCAAGCGTGTCGGCAAGAGACGTCATAGTCAGCCCCACGGAAGCCACCGTGCCTGCCGCGCCCGTCCAGAAATTCTGACTTGCCCACTCGCCGACCTTTTCCTTCTTCGCCTGCGCGTCCGAATAAGCGTATCTGTCATTGATGCGCCGCGCATAAGCCTGTGCCTCGTCCTTATTGTCGTTGTAGAGGTAGTAAAAGTTGTTTCGCTCCTCGCGCGTCCATCTGTCGGAGATATTGTTCCTCTCGCTTGTGGTATAGTCCGCCTGCTGCGCGTTCTTGTATCCCGCGCCGAGAGATTCCAGCTCCTGCTGGATGGCGTTCCGCTCACGCTCGATCTCGTCCGACTGCTCCACCGTGCTTGCCCAGCCGCTGTTCTGGTTCAAAGCGACCAGCCGCTGTTCAAGCTCGTCGATGCGCTTCCGCGCAGTCGCAGCGTCGGCGCTCTCATACGTGGCCTTGCCCCTGGCGCTGCCGGCCTTGTAGCCTGCCTCGTCGCGCAGCCCGGCGTCGGCGAAATAGTCCGCCCACTCTTTTTCTTTGAGGAGCCGAGCCAGCTGCTTGTCATACGCGTCGGAGTCCGTCTTGCGGTTTGCCTCGCGCTGCCTGTATTCGCTCATGGCGTCCGGAAGCGCGTCGTACTGCTCCGTCGTAGTCACCCACAGGCTGGGGTCTTCGACCCCGCTCGACTTGTTTTTGGTTTTCGCGGCTCGCTGCTGTCCCTGCAGCTCCTCAAGCCGCTTGTTCACGTCAGCCGCCCACTGCCGCCCGGTCATGCCCTGTACCAGTTGCCTCTGGTACTGGCTGCCGTACTGGGCGTATTCCTTTGCATACTGCTGATATGCCGTATTGGCATTGTCCGCTGGAGCATAGCGCGCGGTGGCGTTGGAGTTACCAGAGCTGGCATTATCCAGAAACGAAAGCGCTCTATCGACAGCGCTGCCCCCTCCGACCGCCGCCATGCCGCTGCCCGCTCTTTTTTCGTCCTCGGAATCAAGGAAATCTAATGCTTCTTTGAGCTTACTCATGTAACCTCCTTCTTATCTGTTCGCACCACTGCGCCCGCGCGATTTCAGCATATTCAAGTATTTTTTCGCCGTGGCAGTTGTGAGCTGACCGTTGTTGTAGAGCCCCATAATATAATTTGTCGCGGCATCTTGCGTCGTTTTCCCGCTCTTATACGCATTTGCCGCTTGCAGCGCCGCCCTCGCCGCACCGGTATTATCCTTCGTTGCTCCTTTGTTTGTGGTGGAGACATCAGCCGCACTCGCGTCTGTGGTTTCGCCGTCTGCGGTTTCTGCGCTGTTGCGGTTTCCTCCGCCGCCCGAGCCGCCCCCGCCGCCGCTGCCGGAACCGCTTGCGCCCGCGTTTTGCAGCTGCCACATATAGAGCAGTTTGTCCGCCTGATCGCGTGTCAGCCCTGCCGCCGTCAGCTCGTCGTCGGTGGGGGAATAGCCGGTGTTGTTGATTAGGTACAGCAGCTTGTTGTATGCGTCCTGCTGCCTGCCGTATGCCGTCTCCTCGTCCTGCCGCCTGAGTGCTTCGTTGTACTGCCAGTCGCCGAGCTGGTCGCGGTAGCGGTTGTAGTCGGTCGTCGCCATGTCGTTGAGCATCGCGTACTGGTTTGTCAGCGCGTCGCCCTCGGCGTTGTACTGATTGAGCGCCATGCTGTACGTCTCCGGCAGCACCTCGCCGAGCCGCTGAAGGTACGCGTCATACTGCTGCTGCCCCACAGCCTGCCCGTAGCTGCTGCCGTAGCCGCCCGTGAGCGCCGCCGCCTGCCCCATAGTGTCGCGCATCGCCTGCTGCCCTTGCTGGGTGTACTGCTGCTTGTACTGCTGGTAAAGCGGGTCTGACGCCGCGTCATAGCTGAACTTTTTGCGGTTGACGATCTGCTGGTATATATCCTGTATCTGCTGGTCGTACTGCCCGCCGTACACGGGAGCCTGCGTCTTCGCGCCCTCAAGTGCCTGCATAGTCGCCTGATACTGCGTGTTGTCCGGCTGCTGTGCGGGCTGCTGCGTATTCTGCTGCTGTGTGCCGCTCATCGCGGCCTGCTCCTGTTTCTTGCGTTCGTCTTCGTAAGTAGCCATATTATCTCCTTTCAGGCCGTCCGCAGCCAACAGTAGGCCGCTTTGTATGGCATCATGTTATTGTGAGCGGCGCTGTCGCCGACATAGCTTGTATTAGCATTACCTGCCCAACCTTTTGTTGCATCACTAAGCACAATAGTTGATTTTGTCCATCCACTATAATCATAACCACCATTATTGCCGTTTACCATTTGGTGCTGGTGATAAGGCATTTCAGCTATTGTCAGTGTGTGGGTTGCTTCGCCGCCGGTGGAGTTCAGCGGGTAGTTGTCACCCGCCGAGACCAGCGTCAGCCCCTCGGGCTGCCTTTCCCATGTGCCGCCCCATAGCGTCGCCGGGTCTGTCTCCGCCGCCAGCCACACATACATCCCGACCGGGTGCGCTATGTCCGCCGCCAGGCTCGCAAGCAGCTCCGCCAGCAGCTCCGCCGTCCAGGCGTTGCCGCCTATTCTAAATGTCCAGTCCCCCGGGATCTCCAGCGCCTTGTCGTGCTCCGGCGCTTTTCCAAAAGCCGCACCGAGTCCGTCCGCGCGGAATTTCAGCGCCCATTGCCGCGTCGGCAGGGACGTCACCGTCACCGCCGTATTGCCGAGCGCATCCGTCGCCGTTATCCGCACCTGATACGTGCTGTCGGGGGATATCGTGCCGATGATCGCCGCCGCGCCGGACGTGAGCACCGTCTCCGTGCCGTATACGCCGCCCTGTATCTTGTGCGCTGCCGTCAGCGTCAGAGCGTTCAGCCCGCCGAGCGCGCTGAATGTCGCCGTCGCCTTTGCGCTGTAGTAGTTGCCGTCCTCGGCCTCCACGCCCGCCGCCGTGCAGCGACGTATCTGCACCTGGCTCAGCGTAGGCGGCGCATATGCCATCGGCTCTATCCGTATTGTCTGCGTCGCTGTCCGGCCTCTGCTGTCTGTCGCCGCACACACTACGTCAGCCGCGCCGAGAAGAATGGGCGTCCTGTAAGGTGCCGCAGTGACCACGGCGCCGCTGCACGTCACTGTGACGCTTGCAAGCGCAGCCCCCGCCGCCTGTGTCAGCTTGGCGGCGTCGAAGCTTATCTCCGCTTGTGAATAGCCCGCGATGTAGCCCGTCAGCCCTGCCACTGCGCCGATGTTGTACGGTGCAGCCGTTGCCCAACCCTCGGATATCTGCGGCCTCATGCCGTCGTCTGCCGTTATCGTCACCGCCGCGCTCGCCGTGCCCACTGCCGTGTCGCCGTTGTACGTCGTCACCGTAGCCGTGGCAGATATCGTCGTGACGCTTGGGAAGCTGTCAAACCACGCCCTCGGCACAGTCACGCTGTGCAAAACGTCGAACAGCTCCGACGTGTACAGCGTCTTGTCACCCGCCGTCACCGTCAGCCTGTGGCGGAACGCGTCCACCGCCTTGTTAAGGCTCACCGTCAGCGTCCCCAGCGTTTCGACCGTCTGCGTTATCGCCGCGATCGTCGAGCTGCCCGCCGCCGTCGTTATGTTCAGGCTCGCGACGTTTGCAAAATTCCACAAAAAGTAATTCGCGTTGTTGGGAAATATATATATGTAGGCTTCTGTGTTCGGGGGGAGGTTGACCGCCGCTTCCGCCGCGGAGATGTCATAATCCTTGCCGTTGCCGGTGATCGTCAGCGTCCCGCAGCTCGCGGAACCTGCGCCCGCGTTTACGTGTGACGTCGGCGACGTGGTGGCGTACCAGTTAAGCCCGCCCCACGAGTACGACGCACTGTGCGCCAGATGTGCCCCCGTGAAGCTCAGTTTACTCACGCCGTCCGCGGGCGTTGTGAAGGTGTAGCGGAGCACGCGGGTGAGCTTGTTCGCCGTCTCGTAGCCCGCGAGATATCCCGTATGGCTCGCACCTCCGCGGTATGCGGCGCGCCCTGTCGTTGTAACCGTCATATTACCTCCACAAACTCCGGGTACGCATCGGCCAGCAGCTTATACCCGCGCCGCGCGAAGAGTATCGCCGCCGGGTCTCCGTGCTTGATGCTGATGTGCCCGTCCTCGCGCTTGACCTCCGCGTCCTCACAGATGTCTAGCAGCGTCATGGCTAGTATCGACGCCGCCGCGCAAACAATGTCTTCGCCCTGCGGAGCATAGTGCGCATGACCTTTTATGTCTATCCCCGTCAGCCCCGCGTGTACGCTTATCATTCCGCGCCTCCCGGCTGTGACGCCTGTCTGCTCCGCGCCCGCGCGTTTTGTACGCGCGTCTGTTCCTGCGGCTGTCCCGCGTCGAGGTTGACGTCCGCCGGTGCCTGCCGCTGCTGGGGCTGCTCACCGGTTATCGCCGTCATAAGCCCCGCCGCGAGGTTTGGCTCGTATTTTTGCGCCAGCGTCAGCGCCATCTGCTGGTACATGATGAGCTGCTGATACATCCCGCCCATCTGCGATATCTTTTGCATCAGCGCGTCTTTGCCGTCAAACTCCATCATGTCAAGGCACATCAGGCTCGTGTCCGCCTGCGCGGGGTTGAAGAAGCCCAGCGAGTAAAACTGCAGCGCCAGCTCGTTTTGGCTCATCTTGGTGTACGCTGCGGCCTTTTGCGCCTTAACTTCGATATCAAATACCGGCAGTCTCATGCCCATGTCCTGCCCGCCCAGCATGCCGAGCGGCTGCCCGCGCAAGCCCGCGTTGCCGTACTGCACAAACTGCTCTTCGCCGAGGCTGCCCGTGATCCTGAACTGCCGCGGCACATCGTAAAACTGCCGTATCAGCTCAATCACCAGCGTTACCACTTGGCTGTACGCCCTGTAACTGGTCTTCGTGCTGTCGCGGCTGCCCTTGCCGCTGGCCTCCTGCAGCGCCGCGATGGCGCTTGCCGCCGTCACGCCCTGCGAGGTCGAGCCCGTGGCCGTCTCGGTATTGCCGGAAGTCTCGCGCAGCTCGTTCACTTTTCCGGCCTGAAACTCCATGTAATTGCCGCTCAGAGGCCGGTAATCTATAATTTTAAGCGCATCATCGCCGAGGCTGCCGTCCACCGTCACCAGCGGCGTGGACAGGTCGAGAAACTCGTCCTCATGTACGCCGCCGTCGTTGCGCCTGAAGTATCGCGGCATCGCGCCCACCATCGTGTTTTTGACAAACGCCGTGTCCATCAGGTCTATTGCCGTCTGTGCGTTGCTGCACAGGTCGACAAAGCCGTAGCCGCAGGGGCTGCCCTCGACGGGGAACAGCGAGTCGAAGACGAAGGGATAAAGCCCGTGATCATACAGCGGCTTGCCCTCGTCCTCCGTCGCGTAAAGCACCGTGTCGCCGACGTACTTGACGTAGTGAAGCACCGTGCGCCCGTCCTGCCACAGCTTGTAGTAGCAGTCGATAACCGTCGTCTTGCCGCTCGTATCGACCGCGTCATCATATAAAAACTTGGTCGCCGTGAACGGGCTGCCCTTGAGCTTGCCCTCAAGCTGCGGGTACCTCTGCTCCAGGATGTCGTTGTCGTGCAGCGCCGTGTGGTAAAAATACCGGCTGTCCTGTATGTCGCGCACGCCCGGCTCCCAGAACAGGTTCAGGAGGTCGACGCGCTCTATCGAGATGTCGCCGAGGCCGCCGAGCTTGTCCGCGTCCCACGTTACCTTATATACGCCCGTGCCGGTCTTCAGCTTTTGCCACATCGCATCGCAGTATGTATCCTCGAAGAGGTTTTGCTCCATCACCACCGGCACGATGCTGCTGAGCATCCGCGCCTCTTCGCGGTCGCCCGGTTCGCGCGGCAGTATGTTGGGTTCGGGGTACGCCTCCATCGCGTCGGCGTGTTTTGATACAATGACGTTGTGCAGCCAGCCGGAGCGGCTGCGGAAACCGCCGTCGTCGAGCGACGTGGTTTTCATTTCCTCGCTGCTGTTGCGCAGCTTCCACCAGTTCTCCGCGCTCACTACGCGGCGCTCAAGGTGTGCTTTGCCGGTCTTGTATTTTTGTAGTATCCGCGTCAGCTCCTGCAGTCTTTCAGGGGTTATTTTGCTTTGTATATTGTCCATTCAACGGCCTCCTTGCCATTTTGTACAAATGAAGATGATGCCGAAAGGCGTCATCTTTTTTTATATTGGTTGAGCGGGTCGTTTATGATGTTTGGCTGCTCGACCGGCCGCATCGGCTTTATCGGGCGCGACATGCAAAAGTATCTCCACTCGTCGGCCACATGATCCTCCATGTCACTGTCCACGTCCTCGACGTGTGTCTGGCTGTACATCAGCAGGGGGATCGTGCGTATAAACGCCTTGCAGGTATCAAATACATACATCCTCGGATATCCGCGTTCGTCAAACTGCAGCCGGTAGTGGCACTGCATCCAGCCGGGTATGCGCTCATTGTCGCCGGGGTCGAAGTATATCCCGTACTTTATCGCAGTCTCTGCAATGCTCACGCCGCCCTTGTTTGCCCATATCGACGGGTCGGCCACGCCCTGTATTTTCTTGTCCTTGAGCCACGGGTGCGTCCGCTCGATCTCTGCGATCTTGGCAAACTGCTCTTCGTTCGACCACTTCACGCCCTCGTTCGGCGTCCGCGTGCAGCCGTACAGCTCCATGATCCGGTATATCGTTCCGTCGTAGTCAACCGCCCACCACGCGCAGGAGAAGGGCTTGGCATAGCCCCAGTCGTAGCTCCGGTATATGCGCCAGCCGCGGCTCTCGCCGTGCGAGATATCAAAGGCCGGTATAACGTGCGTAAAGCGCCTTTCGGCTTTCGCGTCCTCCACGCTTATCCCCGCCGCCGCGCACTTCTCCACATCGGGCGAGGCTCGGAACTCCGTGAAGTACTGCCCCTCAAAGGTGTCCCACTTGCCGTACAGCAGTGCCTCGCGCTCCTTTTCGGGGAGCAGTGCCAGCGTCGCCAGATATTCGGGGTCAGCCTCCAGCAGCGCTTTGTTGTCAAATACCGTCGCCGGGACGAATATCCTGTCGCGGTGCATCTCGATGAGCTTACCCTCCGGCGTCGTTATCTCCACCTTCTCGTTTATCGGAGTCAGCGGGGGAGCAGCGTCAATAAACCTGTCCTTCACCCAGCCGTGGCCGATGCCGCCGGGGTTTGTCGTTGCGCGTATGTATACGCGGGTTTTCTTCGTGCTCCTCGGCTTCCGGCTCGGACGGTTGCGCGAAAACATGTAGCTGTACTCCTCCCATGTAAAATGCGTCAGCTCGTCAAAGCCTATAAAATCGTAGCGCTTGCCCTGGTAGTTTATTTTGTCCTTGCTGTGCTGCATCGAGCCGAAATATATCTTCGCGCCCGAAGGGAACATCCAGACGTGTTTGCTGTCGTTGTATTTTGCCCGCGGAAAAGCCAGCGGGTATATCGCCATGCTGCGGTCTATCAGCTCCGCGAGCTGCGGGTACGTCTTTCGCAGGATCAGCCCGCGGTAGTCGGGGTTATTCACCTGCCGCAGCGCTTCGACGAGCAGCGCGTCGCTCTTGCCTCCGCCCGCCGCTCCGCCGTATAAGGCCTCATATTCCGGGCGCTCCATAAAGGCGATCTGCTTTTCCTGCGGCGCCCATATCACCTCAGCCATGCAGCACCTCCGGCAGGATGATCACGCCGGTCTCGCCGGTGTCCTCGGCTTCAGGGCTTGCCGCTTTCTCAAGATTTTTGATTCGTGCCTGTTGCTCTCGTATATCAAGAGCAGACTTGATCATCTGTATCTCCTTTATATCCATCAGCGCCGCCGTCAGGCTCCGCAGATCGCGCGGGGCTATGCCCTCCATGTCGCACATCTTCTCGCAGAGGTCGAGCAACTTGTCTGATACCTGCATTACCCGCAGAGCCCTGTCTGACTGTTCGTCAGCTTCCGCCGAGACGAGCCTCGCTCCCACCTTGTCCGCTACCACGTTCTCGTGCGCCTTGCGCTTGGCTACCCAGCCGCGCTCGCGTGAGTGCCGGTTCATGGAGCTCATGCCCACGCCGTACTTTGCCGCCAGTTGGCGGAGGCTCGCCTCGGTTGTCACGTATTCTTTTTCGATTTTTACCCAGTTCGGTGACTTCTTTCCCATCGGCTCACCTCCTCCTGCTTATTTTACTAAATCCGCCCGCCCTTTCTCTAACCCTAAAACAAAAAAACTTGGGGCTTTCACCCCAAGTTTTCGTATTTCTTGTCGTTCAGCTTGCGTATAACGCATGGAGACGCGATCTGCTCGCAGTTCGCCGCTATGTGGTTCGCCATGTCCTTCCTGCGGCGGAACTTTGTACTCAGGGTCGTCCGATCCAGGATGCCCTCGCAGATTATAAGCCGTCTGTTGTCGTCGCAGTTTTTGTAGTACGGGCATTTTATGTCCGCCGCCCGCCAAGATTCCATCGCTACACCTCCTGTATCAATATACCGTATCTGTCTGCCATCAGCTTCTTCTTGAGCTGATATACCGCCGTCTTCACGCCCTTCGCGTCTTCCACTACTTCTTCGCCGCCGCAGGTGTATACAAAGTCGGCGATGTAATACGATGGGCGTATCGTCTTGCCCTTTATCTTTCGCCCCTGCACCAGCTCATACGGCACTTGCAAGCGCAGGTTGGATATTAACCCGCTCTTCTCCATGCTCCGCAGTACAATGTACCTCTCGGCCTCGTGGCGGCTGTCAAAGGTATGGCCGGAAACCGTCGTCTTGACGTTGTGGTACTTACTCATCGCCGCGGCCCCCTCCGATAATGACGGCCATTATCACGGCGCCAAGCGAGCCGCCGAGGATAAACGCCGGGAGCGCCCATAGCCAATGTATCATGTGTTTCTCTCCTTAATATTCCGTTTTCTTGGCAAACTCGACGGAAATTTTTGAAGTATAGCGGTTTGTCATATTGTCGGCAAGCGAGTCCATGAACATCTCGACGAACTGCCCCTGCACATTCTCTTTCTGAAACTCCTTGCGCACAAGGTCACGCAGAGCGGGTTTCTGTTCCTCGACCATGTTGGCAACCTCTTCTCGCGCAATCTCCTCCAACGCTTTGCGGACACAATATTCCATCCGAGAGCAGGTGCGTTCGCTGGAATAGCCGCGCGGCTTTTCGCCGTTCTCGGCAAGCACTCTTTCCGACAGCATGGATTTGACAAATTCCTTGACAATCTGCTCCTTGTTGCTCATGCTGGCGGCGATGCTTGCGACAATCGCTTCTCGCGCAGCTTCCGCTACAAGGTCATTGTCCACGCTAAGGTTTAAGCCCATAAGATTTTTACTTTCTGCCATTTTTCATATCTCCTTTTCTTTTACGCCTTTCGGCATTTCTGCCCATGCCCTTACGCCGTCCCAGTCACCGTGCGTCTCGAACCCGTAGAAATTGTTGTACTCGTCGCAGCTTGTTAAGCAAGTGTCACACGACACTCCCCAAGCCGTAGCGATAAGGATTTCTTGCTCGTCCTCCGGCATCTCGCAGAAGAATACATACTCGGGGATTTCGTAGTCGGCATATCCTATATCGGCATATTGGACTTTTTCTTCCAGTGTGAGCGGGCACGTTGTCACCTCGTGCCATATAATTTTTTCCTCAAACATCGTTTTCCACCTCACGGCGCATTGTTGGTCGGCTGTCTCTCCATCTTCGCCAACTTACAAGCTTCCAGCGCGGCGGCTCACTATCGAGCCACTTGTAAAACTGCGCGATAAAATCGAGCCGCAGATTGTAGCGGCGCTTCTTTTCTCGTTTTTCGCTCACTCCGCATCCTCCTTTCTTGCACCATCCTTGCAATAAAAATTGTGAAAATTCAGAAACCCCTCGACCTTGCGGCAGGAGTATTTGGAACACCACGAGACAAACTCGCCATACTTGCAGTCCTCGCAACGCACCACGGGAACAGCGTCAACCGTGGGCGCATCCTCTATGCAGCCTTGCAGTTCCGCATAATATGAAAGCCCTCGGCCAATCAGCGCCGTTCCAACTGTGTCAAGCCATTCGTCGATATTTTCTAATGCTATATCCGCGTCAATCAGCCTTGCCATTGCTTTCGCCGTCCATTCTCGCGCCGCAGTGCGGGCAGTAAAAAAAGCTGTATGCCCCGCAAGTAAAGCCGCACACGGAGCATCCGTTAAGCATAGACCCCGGTATGCCATTGTCAACCCACCGCCCATGCACCACCGGGGCAACGTCGGCGGCGGGCAATTCTTCAAGCAGCCCTGCGTACCACCCCGGATAGTGTGCATCTGGTTTCTCGGCAAGAAATGCCTGCATCGCCGCTTCTCGTTCTATGTATTCAGCCATTTAGCCCTCCTCGCTTTCGCGTTTAAAAATTACTACCATCGACGGGAACGGAGCCGAGTTTTTTGCATCTCCAAACTTTAGCCGTCCCTTTATGAAGCGGATCTCCGTCTTGCCGTATATGTAATCGTGAAACCATTTTGTATCCGTGCGGGCAGGGAGGAGCATTACGACGGTGCAGCTGCTTTCCGCCGCCTTGCGTACCCACTTGCCAATCTCGCGGCCATATGGCGGGTTGCACCAGCATACGCCCGTCCACTCCTGCGCAAGCCCGTCTTGTTCCGGCGAGTAGAACTCCTTGCACTTTGTGTTATCAGCTGTGGCGCATACGTCGCAAGTAAAAGCAAACTCCGCATCCAGCGCCAAAAACAGCTCCGGCGGCGTTGCCCACTCGCACGTCGCGGACGAGAACATCAAATCTTTATTCATCGCCAGTCTCCATATCATCAAGCGTATACTGGCCGGGGAGAACGCCGTCCTCCATCCACCAATGAAATACATCGCGGCCTGTTGTGCCCTTGCTCCAACTGCCCTCAAGTTTGCCTCGCCGCTTGCGCTCTGCGAGCATACGCTCAAATGCGGCTATGTACAGCTGCTGAAATTTTGGGTATCTCGCAAACTCGGCATAACGTGCTTTTCCCGCCATCGGGCAGCCAACGCAGCCGACGCGCTTCCAGCCCTCGCAGTACAGCGGGTTAACCTCTACCTTCTGCTCGCCGAGGTATGCCCACGCATCATCCTCCGTCCAATCTACGATCGGGTTGCAAATGCGTTTGCCCTTCAGCTCGCATGATTCAAAAAGTCGCCGCGCGTCATCGTTATCGCAGTTGAGGAGCAACTTTTCGCCCCTGTTGTGCCGCAGGATTTCCAAGCTGTCGCGGTTCGCCTTGCGTGCAGGGCTTTCCGCCCACCGGACGCCGGTGACGATAAATCTATCCTTCCCGTTCTGCTCCTTGAGGACTTGGCAGCAATACCGCGCAATCCGCGTCGGCGGCATTAACTTTTGAGGTATCAGTGCCCACATGGAGGTACGCTCGCCTTTGTATGTGGGGTGTTCGATAGTGTACTTGATGCCCTTGCCCTCGTATTCTTTCGCTCTCTTGCGGACGTGGTACACGGTTTCGGGCGCGTCCGCTGTGGTGTGGCTATGCACGATCTCAAACGGGATTCCGGCGTTTTCGGCGAGGCGGCATATCACCGCAGAGTCTTTGCCTCCGGAGTCTGTAAGCATAAGCGGCTGCTTATACAGGCGCAGCGACATATCCGACGCGAGGCGTAGTCGCTCCATCGCTGTATGCTCTTTATCCATGTGTTCTCGCACCTCCACCCCACTGTTCAGCCATCGCTGTGGCTATGCCGGGGAATGTTTTGCTTCGTACTTTGGCACTTCGACTATAAGCGTCTTCCCATGTGCGATTTTTACCGCTTGGGAGTTTGCCGAAGAGCTTACCATTGTCCGGTTTCGGTAGCCCATTCCCTTTAAGTTTCGGCAGATTAACCAGCCACAGGCACGTGGCTTTCGTAACATAATTTTCTGCGTCATCCTCTGATTCAGCGAACATATACGGGTGGATTGTCTGATCAGCGGGTCTGTATGCCGAATTCATAAATCCGACAGGGTTTTCAATCGCAATCCTATCCGCATTCGCCGTTAAAAACAGCATGAAAAACACCGCCGCCGACGCTCGATTTTTCCATCTGAGAACCACTTTTTCTGCCGGTGTATGTTCCAGGGAAAAGTGAATCCCGGCTACGTTGCTGAGATAAGTGCAGGGCGGATGCGCAATCAGCAAATCCCATTTGCCGATATCATGGCGCACTCCGTCACAGGTGGTGATAGTTCCGCCGCGCATGGCTTCGAGCGCGTCGCCCTTGATATGCCATTCGGGGTGGCCTCCGGAGCAGTCCTGTATATCACAACTATATGCCTCATGCCCGCGCGCCCTGAACGCGATGCACACTCTCTGCGACTCCTCGCAGGCTATGAGTACCTTCATTTCGCCCTCATCTTCGCCAGGACCTTGCCCATAATGCCCGCCTCTTCCAGCTGTACCTCGCGGATAACCAGCGCTTTCGGGGCGCGGACTTTGCCGGTTTCGTACAGCGGCACGACTATCTCGTCCGCGTCGGCTTCAAGCTCCAGCAGCGCTATATCGTCCCAGTCTTGCCCATACACAGCAGACCACCCCAGCGTCGCCATGTGTATTCCCCGCCCGCAATCTTCCGCGGGGTCGGTGGTAAACCCATCTGCCTCGGCGACCGCGCCGATGGTGTATGTGAAATCGTCATCCCAATCGGCAATGTATTTGCCATCGCGTTTATGTACGGCCTTATACAGTCTGATTTTGCCGTCGGTTATGGTGATGCCGTTTGCCAACGCCCAATCGGCGATATTGTCGGGGTTGTACACAATGCGGGCATTGCCGGAGACCTTTATGTTGCCTCTTCTATACGCGTCAACAACTTGGCTGTTGCCATACGCATAAACGGAGCTGTTCTTATACGCACAAACGGAGCTGTTGTCATACGCACAAACGGAGCTGTTTTCATGCGCCCAGACGGAGCTGTTGTCATACGCCTCGACGGAGCTGTTGTCATACGCCTCGACGGAGCTGTTGTCATGCGCCCAGACGGAGCTGTTTTCATGCGCACAGACGGAGCTCTTTTCATGCGCCTCGACGGAGCTGTTGTCATACGCACAGACGTAGCTGTTGCCCCTCGCCTCGACGCAGCTGTTTTCATGCGCACAGACGGAGCTGTTGTCATCTGCACAGACGTAGCTGTTGTCATACGCACAGACGTAGCTGTTGCCCCTCGCCTCGACGCAGCTGTTTTCATGCGCACAGACGGAGCTGTTGTCATCTGCACAGACGTAGCTGTTGTCATACGCACAGACGTAGCTGTTGTCATCTGCACAGACGTAGCTGTTGCCATGCACCTCGACGGGGCAAAGATACTTTTTGCTCACGACTGCACGCTTGCCCGGCGTGCCGAACTTTATGATGATTCTGCCGTTGTAATCTACGGGTATCGCGTCAAGCTCTGCCTGACTGGTAACTATTTTCTCGTTCATATGCGTTCTCCTTAAATATAATTTTTACCAAACCGCGCCCGGAACTCGTCCTCGCTCCAACCGTAGTGCCGCATTGCATCGCGTTGCCCTTGCCGTTTGAGCAGCGCGTCAAGCGCGGCGTCCTTGTGGTGCAGCGTCATGTGGCAGTCGTGGCAGAGCAGCACCCAGAGCCCCAGCGCCTTTGATTTTTTGCGGGACGCGCCGTGAAACACCTCGTGCCGGTCGAGCTTGCCGCACTGCGTTGCGCAGTAGTAGCAGCCCTCGATGTCCTGCACGATCGACGGTGCATAGCCGTTGCGGTCGAGGGTAACGCCGTATTCGTTGGTCATTTCCATTCCTCCAGCAACGATCTGATTTCCTCCTCCGGCCGCGTCTCGATGCCCAGCGCCCGCGCATCCTGTATGAGGCCGTCTATCAGCATGGCCATCTGGCGGGTGTCAAAATCCGAGCTGCCGTAGTAGATATACAGGTTTGTGCAGCCCTTGATCCTGCTTGGCTCGCGCTCAACACGCCGCCCTATGTGGTCGCGTGTCCAAAGCCGCTCCATGCTGTCAACGGCCTTGTCCTGTACGCAAAGTACCTCGCAGATGTTCGGCACGTTCTTCAGCGCCTCGCGGTACACCGTCTCCGGCGTCTCGCGTACGGCAAGCGCTATGTCGTTGATGAGTTTCCAAGCAAACGAGTTCGCGTTGAGGCTGCGTTTCTTTTTGGCGGGGGAGATGTCATATTCCCCCGGCTTGAAGCCGTACACAAACCGCCTCGCGTCCGGCACGGAGGCCGTCAGCACGAGCTCGCCGCCCTGCATCCTTGCGCTGTCAATCCTCATGTCAGCCTCCAGTTCTCCGGCGACGTCTCGAAGCAGTACCCGTTTTTCGAGCGTTCGTATATCCTTGAGCCTATCGCCTCGTCAATGTCCATGATCGCACCTATCGTGCGTTCGCCGCTGATGATCGTGCGTTTCCGTGCGTTGTACCGTGCGTTCAGCAGCTCAAAGGCGACGTTGAGGTCTCCGTCGGACACCGCCCTGCCCTTGAGGAAATCGTCGATATACAGCACGTCAACGTTTTTCAGCAGGTTCATGCGCTCCCGGTACGCGGAGTTGTCGTTCACAAGGGCTTTCAGCTCGCGCACCTCGTCTCGCCACAGCATGTATTTGCAGTTCTTGCCGCCCTCTATCAGCTTGGCGACAATGGCCGTGCATATGTGGGTCTTGCCGCTGCCCGGCCTCCCGACGATCACAAACCATTCGCCGCGAGACTCGGCAACGTACCGCAGCGCCGCGGCTTTTATGGCCGCCGCCTGCTTGTCCGGCGTCTTGTACGCCTCGAAGGTGTACCGGCTCATAACGTCCGCAAGGCCGCTCCGCTTGATCCGCAGCGCATTTCTGCGTTTTACCGCGCATTCGCACTCGGAAACGGAGATTTCGATGCTTCCCGGCACGCGGTGTATTATCTGCCCCGTATCGTGGCAAAGCTCGCAGCGGTATTCAGGTGCTGTAGGTAATGCCCCATTTGCTGTCGCTTCGCTGCGCTTCTTCTCGATCCACGCCGCGAGGCTGACTCCTACGTTTTCCATCGCCGTCCTCCTTTTCCCAAGTTCTCACCGCAGCTTTCCAGTCCTTCATGCGGTTTTTGCCGACCATCCAGCCTTTAGCGGCGTAAAAGTCTACAAAGCGCTCTGCGTCAACTGCGTTTCCGCGCTCTCGGCAGTAATCCCGCACCTCATCGACGGTGGGCGGGGTGAAGCGCGCAGCGCGTACCCCTTCTTTCGGATTGGATTCGGATTCGGATTGGATTGGATTATAGCCGCAATCTGCGGCAACTTGCGGCAACTCGCCGCAATCTGCGGCGAAAGTATCAAGAGCGCCGTTTTCCGGCGGTTCGGGGAACTTCGGCTTGCAATCGCGCACACGCTGATGCTTGACCCACCCGGGGAACAAAAAGTAGGGCTTCCCGTCCACTTTGTAGAGGGAAACGCAGCCTTTTGCCGCCAATTCTTGGAGCGCAGCATCTATGTCTTTGATGGATAGCCTTTCCCGGAACGGGAAAATGTGTCCCTTGATTATGGCGGGGCGGGCGTCTCCCCGCCCCGCATCATCTGCCTGTGTTATAAGTCCAATCCATAACCGAAATTCAAAATCCGAAAGCGCCGCCAGCTTCTCACTCGAGCATATGCTCTCCTTGATTATCCTGTTCGGCATGGCGGAGCCTCCTTAAAACGGAAGCTCGCCATCGTCGGGTATCTCCTCGAACGGAACGTCGGGGCTCGCGTCGCGCTTCTTGCTCTCGCCGAAGTATACGCTCTCTGCTACGACCTCCGCCGTGCGGCGCTTGTTGCCGTCCTTGTCCGTCCAGTCGCGGAGCTGCAGGCGGCCGGAAACGGCGGCCATGCTGCCCTTGCTGAAGTACTTACTGGCAAATTCGGCGGTCTTTCGCCACGCCACGCAGGGTATAAAGTCTGTCTGCTTCTCGCTGCCGCCGCTCTGGAAGTCTCTGTCGACCGCCAGCGTGAACGACGCTACCGGCGTGTTCTGCTGTGTGTATCGCAGCTCCGGGGCAGCGGTCAGCCGCCCCATTATAACTATGTGATTAAGCATTCTCTTCCTCCTCCTTAAAACGGCAGTTCCTGCCCGTTGTTCAGCTCCCGCGTCCTCGCCTCCGCCGCTATGCAGTCGAGGCACAGCAGCTTGCCGTACTTCTCAAGGCTGCGTTCCGCATGCTTGGCCAGATTCACGGGCTTGCCCGCTCCGTCCCTGTACGGCGCTATCACGCTGCCGCAGCATTCGCATATGTATTCCGGCGCTCTCGGCTTCTCCTTCGGTGCCGCGGGCTCTGGAGAGTACTTGTCCGGGTCACGCTCCCAGTACACGGACGCTCCGACGCCCAGCGCCTTCGCCGCGACGCTTATAGCGTCCGTCGTCGCTTTTTTAAAAGCCTCATCGTCGAGGTGGAGCCCCTTGGTCTCGGCGCTTACAAATGCCGCCCCGCCCGTGCCGGGGATAGGCTGTGATACCTCGCCGCTCTCCGGGTCCCGCACGAAAAGCTCGATGTTCACAAAGGCCGCCGCCTGCTTGGTGTGCTCGTCGCGGGCTATCTGCTGTTCGGTGATGCGGTACCACCACCCGAAGCCGCAGGGTCCGAAAAGCTCAGTCAGCTTCTTGATGCGCCACATTGGGTTGATGTCCGTCATGCCCTTGAGTCTGCCGGCGGTTATAGGCTTCTTCGCCTCGCGGGGGACTTCCGCCGTCGCGTTGTAGAATCTCAGCTTGTCCGTCTCGCTCATTCTGCCGCCCCCTCAAGCTCCGCCAGCTTCGCCAGCGCGTTGTCCAAGTCCTGCTGCAGCCGCCAGTTCTTGATGGTCAGGTCGCTGACCTTCTCGTTCATGTGGTCGAGCAGGGTCTCGGCTCGCACCGCCCGCTCCACGTAGTCCGTGTATACCGCCGCGGGGACGATCATCACGGTGTCGCCCAGCAGCTCGGTGTTCGTCTTGGTTTCCATTATGTGTTTTCCTCCTTGAATTTCAGCGGGCACCAGCGCCCGACTGTGTATCTTGTGTCAACTATGTATTCGCCGGTCTTCCGGCACTGCGCCCGTGCGTAGGTCTCAAGCAGCGGGCAGTAGGCGCAGGCCTCATGCCCCGGCTCAAAAAAGATGCTCACCGTCGCCTCGGAGTATTTCTCCACGCCGTTCATATCGCGCCTACCTCCTTCAGCCTTGTCCTTGCGGCCTTAAGCCGCTTTAATATGCTCAGCGCCCTCGCGTTCTCCTGCCGGAAGTGCCGCTCAATGTCGGCGCTGGACGCCGCGAGGAAATACCCCGTGCCGTCGCTGTCGTTGATTATGAGGTAGCCGCAGTTCCGCGCCTCCTCGATGATCCGCCGCAGATGCCTGTCGGATACGTCCATCATGCTCGCCAGCGCCCGGCGGCTTATCGCCGCGCCCTTGCCCGCCTCGCGGAAATGGGCTATCAGGTCTGTCACGTCCATGCTCTCCGGCTCCGTGCGGGCTTCTCCGTCAACCACGCCCGCGATGTACATCTGCTCCGTCCCGCCGAATAAAAGGCTCTCCGGCACGTTCAGTGCGCTTGCAAGCGCCTTTGATACGCTTGGCGTCGGCAGGCACATCTCATTTTCAAAGCGGCTTATCATGCTGCTGTCTATGCGCGCGTCGACGGGCTTCACCAGCGCCGCAAGCTCCGTCTGCTTGAGCCCGCGGCTCTCTCGCCAGAGTTTGAGGTTATTCATCCTCTTCGTCCTCCTCGTCGCAGTCATCGCCCTGCATCCAGGGCGGCCAGCCAGTCGCCTCCATGCAGCGGATTATAGGGTCGTCCGGTATCTGATACACGTTTATCCCTCCTCAGTAGTCCCAGCCGTTGTAGCGCTCAGGGTGCAGCCGGTTCCGCTTGTAGTCCTTGCGGTAGTCGTCATAGGCCGCCAGCGCCGCCACAAACAGCGCCCACAGCAGCCCCAGCGCCAGCGGGATTCCCAGCACCGCGCATAAAACGACCTCTGCCGTCGTCGGCGTCATTTCCCGCGCCTCCTCTCGTTGAAGAACTTCACCGCATCCGCGAGGTCAACGAACTGTGCGGTCTTGCCTCCCTGCTCTACCTCGTACCCGGCGCGGGTGTGATCCGGCTGATGCTCAACCACGAAGTACAGCGTCTTGCGCCCGTCGCGGTGCATCGGGTATTTTTGAGTGAGATTTGCGAATTTGCTCATCCGCAGCTCACATTCTGCCATTGCATTTTCCTTCTTCCTGTGCTAAGATATAGTCATGTGTTTTCCTTACCGCCTTACGGGGTTCCTGCCCGTGGGCGGCTTTTTATTTGCGCTTGTGTCTTTGCTCGTGCAGCTTCTTCTTGCGCTTCCATGCCGAAATGTACGCCGCCGTCGTAGAGCCTTTCCACCTCGCGGCCTTTGCCGCGTCGTAGCGCTCGCGCCATTCCTTGTATGCGCCGCAGCTCCCGTGGCAGCCCGCCTCCCGCTCCTCGCAGTTGACGCATGGACTCAGCATCGCTCAGTCCCCCTCTCGCCCCGCCCCATGTATCTCAAAAACGCCTCGCGGGGTATATACAAAGTATTGTTGATGCGAGTCACGTTGAAGCCCAGCCACGCTGGGTTCTCTTTAGCCTGTATTCGTAGCGACTGCGGCTTGCATCCAATAACGCTTGCAGCCTGCTCGGCGGTTATCATCGCCTCATCCATGCGTTCAATGTCGTCAAGGGTCATTCTTCATCCTCCTTATCCTTGCGATTCTTGAGACCGTCCAGTCTGCCCCGCAGATAGCCGCGCACATAATCCGCGCCGTCCGCAGGGACTTTCTTTAAATCGTCCAGCAGCTCTTTCGCCGCCTTTTTCTCCTGCTCGCTCATTGTTTCACCTCCGTTTTTCTTGCCATTTTCTGAAATCTTTTGTAGAATAAGGACGCCGCGGTAATCTTACCGGCCGGTCGAAAGGGGGTGTTGTCATGGAAAGCCTCTTAGGTTCTTTCATGCTGCCTCTCCGGCGCTCCCTTGATTCAGTACACCGCCCCGGTACTTGCCCCGGGCGCGGCGCGTGCGTTGAAGTACTGAGACACAGCTAAGCACTTGTTCGTTCCAAGTGATGCTCCCCGGGCTCGCATCCCCTGCGCTTCCGAAACCGCCTCTCTGGCATTGGAACGGCGCTGAATTCTGGTGTAGGGAAGCATCTGCGCTGTGTCGGGAGCTAAGTGCAGAGGAAACCGGTGTATGGACGATGCACCGGTTTTCTCTCGGCGTCCTTGTCCTCACTCTGCATTTTCACGGGCTTGTGACCGTCCTCGGCTGCATTAAGGCGGGGCATAAGCCCCGGTTTTTGTTTGACTCTGTGCGCATGGCGTGATAGGATGGGCTTGCTCCGGAGCGAAAGGAGGTGATGCGTATGGAAACCTTAGTGGCTTCCTTCATGTCGCCCTTCCTGTTGCTCCCGGCAACCCGTTCTCAGTTTGCAGGAGAATGAAGCCTGCGAAGCTCGCACACTGAAAGAACGGAACCGGCTTAAGCACCTGCTGTAACAGGAGATATCCACCGGGTTGACGCTGCCCATCAGGCGCTGCTTTGCATCCTGTAAATTGAGCGGAGGAGATATCTGCGGCCGGTTGGGAGCCTGTGCAGAGGAAGCCTGCGGAGGTTGCAGCCCCGCTCGCTTTCTCTGCCGCCCACCCTACCGCGCCATGCGCACAGCGCGGGGCATATGCCCCGGTTTTTTAAGCTTCCTTGCTCAGCACTCCGTCGCAGTAAAGGCCGCCGCTTTGATTATCAGCCGCCGGAAGCCGTCGGCGCATAGCGTCAAGCCGT